CTGCTTCTAGCAGCGTAGACTGGTAACAGGTTAAAGAGGCGGAGAATTAAGTTGAACTTTACACACTTGCATGTGCATTCTTTCTATTCATTAATGGATGGGCTTAATTCTCCTGCCGAACTTGTTAGGGCAGCAAAAGAGGCTGGACAAACAGCCATTGCAATTACAGATCACGGAACATTATCTTCACATCGTGAAATGCAAATTGCATGTAAGGATCAAGGCATAAAGCCAATCCTTGGAGTAGAAGCGTATATATCACCAACAGATAGATTTGACCGCTCCTCTAAAACAGATAAATCAATTCAAGCTTACAACCACATTATTCTGCTTGCCAAAAATAAAAAGGGCCTAGAGAATATTAATATATTGCAGGAGCTGGCTTGGAACGAAGGGTTCTATCATAAGCCACGTATTGACAGGGAGATTTTAAATGATTACAGCGAAGGTATTATCGTTCTCAGCGGATGTCTTAATGGACTCATTAGTAAGGCTATCGATAAAGGTAACATGGAGGAAGCTAAACTTCTTCTCAAAGGCTTTAGTAAAACTTTCGGACAAGATTTTTACGTGGAAGTGCAATCACATAACCCTGTGGAGATCAACTCCGCCCTTTTAAAACTGGCAGACGAATTAGGGATTAAGGCGGTGGCAACAGGAGATGCTCACTTTGCTAAAGAAGAAGATAGAGTCCTAGAAGAAGCTATGCTTATTTTATCAACATCCCCTAAGATGGATAAGGATGCTGACTTTGATATGTCTAGAAATATCAAAGATATTAATGATAGATTAAACTATCTATACCCAGACAGAAGAATATCCTTCCAGAACTACAATTTATTTATTCAGACTCGTGAGGAAATACAGGCTGACTTTGTTAAGGCTGGTATTACCAGAACAGATATATATGAAAATACAATGGAAATTGCCAATAAGGTAGGCGAATATGACTTTAATCAGGGTCTAGACCTACTGCCAGTCCCTAAGACCGATGCCGATGAAAGACTAAGGGAGTTGGCTGAAAAGGGCTTAGAACGGCTACAGAAGGCTTCAGATGATATCTATAAAGCTCGCCTTGAGGAAGAACTTAGCGTTATTGCCTCAAAGAATTTTGCCTCATACTTCCTTGTAGTGGCAGATATGATTAACTGGGCTAAAGATAATGATATTAGAGTGGGCCCAGGACGTGGCTCTGCAGCAGGCTCGCTGGTCTGCTATGCCCTAGGAATTACAGATGTGGATCCAATTAAATATGACCTACTGTTCTTTCGATTTATTAACCCTGAGCGTAACGACTTTCCAGATATTGATACAGACTTTGAAGACCGCAGACGTAAAGAGGTTAAGGATTATTTAAAGAAAAAGTTTAAGCACGTTGCTTCTATTTCAACATACACTTATTTTAAAGACAAGGGAGTTGTTCGTGATGCTGCTCGTGTATTTATGGTTCCACTTCAAGAAGTAAACCGTGCCCTAAAGCCAGTAGATACATTTGAAGACTTTATTGATTCTCCAAACACAAAAGAATTTAGAACACGATACCCAGAAGTTGTTTGGCTAGCAGAAAGATTGCGTGGACGCATTCGCTCTGTTGGAGTTCACGCTGCTGGTGTTGTTGTAGCTAAAGATGACATTAGAAAATATGCCCCTGTTGAATCTCGTGAAGACGCACAGGATAAAGTATCAGGAAGAATTCCAGTCGTCGCATACGATATGGATACGGTTGCGGATATAGGTCTTATTAAACTAGATGCACTAGGACTTAAGACCTTATCTGTGATGTCAGATACAATTAAGTCTATTAAAGACAGGACTGGGAAAGATATAAATCTATCTGAACTCACACTAAATGATCCTAAAGTTTATAAAATGCTAAGTGATGGGTACACTAAGGGTGTATTCCAAGCTGAAGCAACACCTTATACAAACTTGCTTATCAAGATGGGAGTGGATAAGTTTGAAGATCTTGCTGCATCAAACGCATTAGTACGTCCAGGTGCAATGAATACAGTGGGTGCCTCATATATTAAACGTAAACACGGAGATGAGGCAGTACAATTTATTCATCCAATCATGAAGCCGTTCACGGAAAACACATACGGAGTTATTATTTATCAAGAGCAAGTTATGCAAGCTTGCGTACACTTAGGTGGAATGACTTGGTCAGAGGCTGACAAAGTTCGTAAAATTATTGGAAAGAAGAAAGATGCAAAAGAATTCGACCAGTTCAAGGATCGCTTTATTGATGGCGCTTCAAAACACATTTCTAAGAAACAGGCCGAAAGCCTCTGGCATACTTTTGAGGCTCACGCTGGGTATTCTTTTAATCGTTCCCATGCTGTTGCTTATTCTATGTTGTCTTATTATGCTGCTTGGCTTAAAACTTATTATCCTCTTGAATTCATGTTTTCGATTCTTAAAAACGAAAATGATAAAGATGCGAGAACGGAATATTTAATTGAGTCTAAGCGACTAGGACTCCGTGTATCTTTGCCACACATTAACGAATCAGATATTTATTTTTCTTTACAGAAAGACAGAATTGTATTTGGCTTGGCGGAAGTAAAGTTTATTTCGGACAGCATTGCAAATAAGATTATCGATCAAAGACCATTTAAAGATTATGCTGATTTTATTGATAAGGCTTCAAAGAAAGGTAGCGGAATTAACAGTCGTGCAATTGCAGCACTGAATGCAATCGGCGGAGCGGCATTTGAAGATAACCCAAGAAGCGGTAATGAGAAGGATAGCTATTATGAATACTTGGGTATACCTACATTCAACCTAGAGGGTATTCCCCCACGCATTAAAGCACAGGCAAGACCAATTGAGGACTTTGAAGACTTAGGCTCATTTGTAATGTTTGGTATGGTCAAGTCTATCAAGCGTGGTAATGGCTGGGCAAGAGTTGAGCTAGTAGATGAAACTGGTTCAATTGGATTGTTCCACACAGAGCAAACTCAAATTGAAACTAATCAAATGTATTTTATTCTTGTAGGTGATAATCGTATTGCTAGATATATTAAGGTAAGCGATATTGATCCAAAGAGCGATGATATATTTGTAGACTATCTTTACAGAAAAGAGTATGATCTTGAAGAAGATGAGTATACTGTAGTTAACTTTACTCCATATACCACAAAGGCTGGAAAGACAATGAGCCATATTGTGTTATCTAATAGGAATAAAGAGCTAACTAGAGTAATTGTATTCCCAACTATGTATAAGTTTTCCCTTGCTAAAATGCGTGAGGGAATGAAATGTAAGCCAGTATTATCTAAATTAGATGACGGTACGCTTATGGTTAAGGAAATAGGATGACAGAAGATGTAGAAGGTCTTGTTACTTCAATTAATATGAACCAAGTACTGGTTGCTATTCTTGAAGAGCACGGCAAATTAACTGTTCCAACATTAAAATTTTTAGATGTTAATGTTAGCAACAAGGAATTAGTAATAGATTATGACGAGACAGTTCCGTCATTTACGTTTAGTTTAAGGGAGAAAGATGGAATCCAATCAGATTCTGACTGAGTATGGCCTAGACGCATTGTCCGCTATGCTTCATGAAATTGCAAAAGAAAAAGGATTTTGGGATGGAGAATATAACCATGACAAGATCGGAAATAAATTAGCACTAGTACATTCAGAAGTAACTGAAGTTCTAGAAGCAATTAGAAAGTCAAAGGGAAGCGAAAGCATTGTAGAAGAAATGGCTGATGTAATAATTAGACTGCTGGATGTTTATGCTGCAATGAGAAATGAAGAACAAGTATTACATAGCCTAGATGAAATTCTAGAAAAGAAAATTAATATAAATAAGGAACGCCAAAAGCTTCACGGAAATTTATTTTAATGCTATACTATAGGAAAGAAAGAGTTTAAATGACAATAGAAATAGATGGCATTTTAGCCAAGCTAGATCCAAAAACACGAGCAAGAGTTCAGTCCGCACAGGATGTACAAGTTGAAAAGCAACTTACACCTAGTATCGGATTAAACTTTGCGTTGCGTGGAGGTTTGGGTTACGGCAGACAAGTACTCGTATGGGGAAATAAGTCTGCTGGCAAGTCTTCTTTCTGCCTACAGATGATTGCTCTTGCACAAAAAGAAGGCAAGACCTGTGCTTGGATTGATGCAGAAGCTTCCTACGACCAGTCTTGGGCAGAAAAGCTAGGAGTAGATTCTTCTTCTCTTATTTATTCACCAGCAAAAACTGTTAATGATATGGTTGATGTTGCTACAAAGTTAATGGATGCAGGCGTTGATATGATTGTAGTAGATTCAATCTCTGCTTTGCTACCTGCAATTTATTTTGAAAAAGACGGAAATGAAATGAAAGATTTGCAAGATACAAAGCAAATCGGCGCTGAAGCAAAGGATATGACCCACGCAGTCAAGATGTTAAACTATGCAAACAAAAACACATTACTTGTTCTCATCTCACAACAACGAAATCAATTTGGATCTATGCATGCTAGTCACATCCCCACGGGTGGCATGGCTGTCAAGTTCTTCTCTTCCACAGTTATCAAACTCTGGTCGTCTGAAGCTGAGGCTAACGCTATCAAGGCTGGCATTAAAGTTGGCGACAAGATTATTGAACAAAGAGTTGGCAGGCCAGTTAACTGGATTATTGATTACAACAAACTCGGCCCCCCAAATCTATCGGGACAGTACGACTTCTACTACCAAGGGGATATTCTTGGTGTAGACAGTGTTGGAGAAACTTTAGATGTCGCAGAAATGTGTGGCATCGTAGAAAAGGGTGGCGCATGGTATACAGTAAATGGAGAACGTTTTCAAGGACGTGCAAAGGCTGTAGCATATTTAAAGGAAAATCAAGATGTTGTAGACAGCTTAATCGGAGAGATAAATGCCAAACATTAATGAGTTTCTTAGTAAGCCAGAGAAAATCTTTTCTCCAGAACTTGAAAAAATAGGCGGAGCAAAACCTTGTAACAAATGTGACAAGGATTCAGAAGAGTATTTCTGGGATGCAGTCTCTATGACTATATCTTGGGAATGTCCAGACGGACATAAGAATTCTTATGTGGTCGGATAATGTCAGAAAGATCAGAAGTAAAGCGTGATGGTGCCAAGGCTCAAAAAAATAGTGGCCGTGGTGATTATCAAAAAGGTGACGCTAAGTGGAATCAATTTCTTGTAGATTACAAGGAAGCCAAAGCTTCATTTAATTTAAACAAAGATGTATGGGCTAAAATCTGTACAGATACTTTTAAGGTAAGCAGAGATATGCATCCTGCTCTTAAAATAATTATCGGTGAGGATTCCAAGGTTCGTCTTGGGATCATTGAGTGGTCAATCTTAGAAGATTTGATCGCATTCTGGGAGGAAAATAACAATGGCTAATCCAACAATTACAATAGTTGGCAGAGTAGGGCAAGATCCAGTTAAGCTTAATGGAGGCGGAGTTAGATTGCGTATTGTATCTAATGACCGTGTAAAGAATGATGCAACTGGTAGCTGGGATGATAAGGATACATCTTGGTGGACGGTAAAGGCGTGGAAGAATTTGGCGGAGCAAGCAGTTGCTACTTTAAAAAAGGGCCAAGAAGTAGTTATAGTAGGTAAGATTTATGAAGAGACATGGAAAGACAAAGAAGGCAATAGCAGAACATCTTATGATGTAAATGCAGACACAATTGCAGTCACCACATGGTCTCTATCAAAGGGAGATTCAAATGGATCTAAGCAATTCCCTAAGTCAGACTCCTGGTCAGCCCCTGCTAAATGGGATATTACAGAGGCAGAGGTTCCATTTTAATGAAAGAATTATTCTTTACAACCGTTACTGGAATTGCAGTAGGCGGAGTATTCAGTATATTTAAGTTGCCAATTCCTGCCCCACCAGTATTTGCTGGACTAATGGGTATTGTAGGTTTATGGATTGGGTATGCCCTAGTTCAAAAGGCATTCGCATGACTTCATTCCTTATTGGTATGATGATTGGATTTATGATTGGGTATCCTTTGGGATTATTCATAGACAAGTGGGATAAGAGGATAAAAAATGGCTGAAGATAAAAATACTCTTGAGTTAATTAGTGATATTACAGAGTTCAATGATCTGCATGAGTTCATGAAAGATGAGCACTTAGACAGAGCCCTTGCAATTGTGGTAAAATTATTAATGAACCCAGATGTTCCATCTGCAAAGGCACCACATTTAATTATGGAGCTTCAAGCAATGTCAACAAAGTTTGCAGTGCTTGCGTCAGTATATTCTACAATTGCCAAAGATAAAGCAGGAACGGCAAATAATAATAAAAAGAATATATATTATTCAGTAAAAGAGTCCATAGACAAATTGGTAGATGCGCTTAAATATGTTGTGAGGTATAACTCCTAAATGGGTAGAGATATAGTAAAGAATCTAAAGTTTAAAAAGCACACGGGTAAATTCTTTGATCCAGAATTGTTTGCTCAGTTGCTTGATGAGTCATATCGTAATACCAAACGTGCAGACGGGGAGATGACAAAGAAGTCATTTAGTCCAAGCTCACTTGGTTATGGTCATGGAACCTGCCCAAGATATTGGTATATGGCTTTCTCTGGCGCAATGTTTATTGATGATAACGATGCAGTTGCAGTTGCTAATATGGCACAGGGAACACAGGCACACGAAAGACTACAGAAGCTTATTTCGTCTATGCCACAATTTAAGGCAGAGGAAGAAGAGATTCTTAACGAGTATCCACCTATTAGAGGATTCATAGACCTTATTATGGAGTACGATGGCGAAACCGTAATTGGTGAAATCAAAACGGCTAAGCAAGAAGTATGGGATACAAGACAGTCTGAGATGAAACCTACTGCCAATCATATGCTTCAATTGCTAACATATATGAAGCTAAAGAATGCTAAAGAAGGCTTCTTCCTATATGAGAATAAAAATACCCAAGAGATCCTTGTTATTCCAATTTCAATGAATGAAAAGAATACAAAGATTATTGAAGACACATTCTTATGGATGTGCGAAGTTTGGGATAATTTTAAAGATGGCGACCTACCTATGAGACCTGCTGGGGCTACAAAGTCAAAGATGCCTTGTACATATTGCCCAGTTAAAAAGGAATGCTACTCTAAAGAAACACCAGTGGGCACAGTTCAAATTGAAAAGTTTGAGGTTCCTTCTGTATGATCTGCGCCAATTCGGAATGCAAGAAAGACTTTACTCCAAAGACGCATAACCAAAAGTATTGTACTGATGAGTGTTGCCGAATTGCTACTAACCGTAGAATTATGGAAAAGTATTATGAGCGCAAGGCTATTAGAAATGGAGCACTGCGCCCATGTTCTAGATGTGGCCACCAGTTAAGCAGATATAACAAAGGTAATTTCTGTGCAACATGTGAAAAGAATATAAACCTTGAAAACAAAAATAAGTTATTTAGGATGATAGATGACATTAGCTAGTTTGAAGAAGACTCAAGCCAATAGGGTGTTAGGCATAGACGCCTCAACTAACTCTATTGCTTTTTGCTTGATGGAAAATGATGTTCCATTAAAGTGGGGTAAGATTAATCTAGTAGGCAATGACATATATGAAAAGATTCATGATGCTAAGATCAAGATGGCTTCAATGCTTGATGAACTTAAATCAGACTATATTGTTGTTGAAGGAGCAGTATTTGTTAAGTCTGCAGATGCTGTAATTAAACTATCATATGTTTATGGAGTTGTTATAGCAGAGTTAATGTCTACTGGAGCTAAGGTTATTACTATAGCCCCATCTTCTTGGCAGGCATACATAGGCAATAAGAATCCTACAAAGGAAGAGAAGGCCGCTATCAGAGTAAAGAATCCAGGGTACGCAGACTCATGGTATCAAAATCAGCTGCGAAATATGCGTAAGCAAAGAACAGTAGATTACTTTAACTCTAAATATAACTTAACATTATCAGATTTTGATGTGGCTGATTCATTCGGAATTGCACATTATTCAAACAGCATATTGACGGAACGATGAAATACTATCAAAGTAAAGATTGGCTACATAGGAGATATGTCTTGCAGAAAAAGACAGTCACAGAAATAGCTAAAGAATGCAATGTCTCTGCTATGACTATACAGAGATACCTAGACCAGTTTGGATTAATTAAAAAAAGATGAGTATCGAAAAGATTATTTGGCAAACATACGAAACACCATATGACGATCTACCACAGTATGCTAAGGAAAGTATAGGGACTTGGAAGCATATGAACCCTGAATGGCAACACGGGTACATGAGCGGGCTAGATAGAGAAAACTTTTTTAAAGAAAACTTTTCAGAAGAGGTTTATAATACATATATTAATTTGCCACTAGGCGTAATGAAAGCTGGACTTTGGAGATTTGCAATTCTTTATATTAACGGTGGGGTTTATGCAGATATGGATACTCACTGCAAAGCACCAATTTCTAATTGGCTAAGCGACGACAGCGATGTCCTTTTGGATATTGAAAGAGACACGCCATGGCTTGCAACGCAAGTAATTGCGGCAAAAGCTGGAAGCCCAATACTAAAAGCAGCAATAGATTTATGCGTTGAAAGATGTGCAGATGGTATTATAAAGCACAATCATATGGTTCATTATTATACTGATGTTCAAATGTTTACAGACGCTATGTATAAAGAGCTAGGGGTAGAGCCTTATCAAAAGCATTTAAATGATTGGGCGCCAGAGCTGATGGAAATGGACTGGCTAAAAAATAACAATGTAAAGATATTAAACGGATCAGAAGCAAGGCGCCTACTAGATGTAGATGTAGTTCACTTGTATTGGGGTGATGACAGAGAAGCTGGTTGGATTGCTTGGAAGAAAGATCCCATGGTTAATGAGTCATATCCAAACGGATTCAATCCTCACGAATGGGAAAAGTAATGTCTACCATAGGAGTATTGCCAGCATCAGGAAAAGCTTCTAGGATTGGAGGCATTCCAAAATTTTGCTTACCTATATCAGATGAAAGATCTCTTTTGCAGTGGCACGTAGAGCAAATGCTTGAGGTGTGTGATGAAGTTAGAGTGTCTACTAGAGCAGAGTGGGTACCTATTATTCAAAATATGGATATGAATATCAAGCTAATTGTTCGTGAGCCATCAACAATGTCTGATGCAGTAAAGTTTATGGTAGGAGAATATAACGATACTGTGCTTATTGGAATGCCAGACACATATATATTAAACGCACCTGGGAATATATATAAGCCTTTATTTAAAGATAATACTGCCGACCTTGTTTTAGGTATTTGGGAATGCGGAGAAAACTTGAAAGGCCGTGTGGGTCAAGTACTGGTATCTCATGACAAAGTAATTGATTCAGAAGACAAGGTAGATGATTGTAGTTATCCAGATATGTGGGGGACTATGCTATTCCGAAAGAATATGATAAGATACATAGATACTACATTAGATCACCCAGGAAAACAATTAAAAGAATGGATATCTAAAGGCGCTAATATTAAAGCGGTAAGACCAGGCGGACAATATATGGATATTGGAACGCTAAGAGGACTTAAGCAGTTGTACAAGGAGATGGAATGAAACTACGGCCAGTATTTGAAGATGTGTCAAATTTTAATTGTAGTGACCTATATTTAAAATCTGTAGGTGCGCCAGCAGGTAATCAGATCTGGTCAACGTGCCATGAGATTGCACACATGCTAATTGATAAAAATATATCATATGGTAATTCAGCTCTTGAGCCTGCAAGAATATTTTCAACGGCGGATTCAACAGAACAATTAAAAGTTCGTATTGATGATAAGTTAAATAGAGTTAAGAATAATCAAGGCTACGCTGGAGATAATGATATTGATGATTTAATTGGATATCTAGTGCTATATAAGATTGCAAAGGCTAAATCTAATTGACATTTTAGTCGACTGAAAGTATAATAGACTAATGAGCGAAATAGAATTATCACAGCATTTCGATAGAATGAATAGGGTTGTTGAAGAACTTCTCAAGGGAAGTACGCCTACTCAGATCGCCACAATTACAGGTATGCAGCGCAAGGAAGTCTTAGAGCTAATTGACGACTGGAAAGATGTAGTACACAATGATAGCAATATCCGAGATCGTGCTCGAGAGGCCATCTCAGGGGCGGATCAACATTATGCCATGCTTATTAAAGAGGCATGGAAAACAGTAGAAGATGCAGACACATCGGGACAGCTAGGGATTAAGTCTGGCGCATTAAAGCTTATTGCAGATATTGAAACTAAAAGAATCGCTATGCTACAGTCTATTGGCGTATTGGAAAATAATGAAATTGCTGCACAAATTGCAGAGACAGAACGCAAGCAAGACATTCTTGTTAAGATATTAAAAGAAGCTACGGCAACATGCCCTAAGTGTAAGATGGAAGTTGCAAAACGATTGTCTCAAATCACTGGAGTAATTGAATCAGTCCCAGTAGAGGAAGCCGATGTCGTTTGATTTTGCTGACCTCATCGATATGCTCGATGGAGAGGAGTTCGATGAAAAACCAGTCGATCTTAAAACGTTTGTTAGAAGTCCAGAATACCTTGGGCTTCCAGAACTTTCCGACTATCAATACACGCTTATCGAAAAAAGCTCGCAGATCTATAAAGAGTCAACCCTTATCAAGCTATTCGGAGAAGAAGAAGGAAGAATAAGGTTTAAGCAAACCGCTAATGAAGTAGTTGCCCAATTAGGAAAGGGATCAGGTAAAGACTACTGCTCAACTATTGCAGTATCTTATATAGTATATTTACTATTATGTCTTAAAGATCCAGCCACATATTACGGCAAACCTCCAGGTGACAGCATCGATATTATTAACATTGCTATTAACTCTCAGCAGGCGAGCAACGTATTCTTTAAAGGATTTAAAACACGCATCGATAAGTCACCTTGGTTTGCTGGAAAGTATAACGATAAGGCATCAGAAGTTAAGTTTGATAAAGCAATTACAGTACACTCAGGCCACTCAGAGCGTGAAGCTTGGGAAGGTTATAACGTAATTGTAGTTATCCTTGACGAAATTTCAGGCTTTGCAATTGATAATACAACAGGCCACGAGCAGGCAAAAACAGGTGCGGCTATATACGATATGTACCGTGCATCCGTAGACTCTCGTTTCCCAGACTTTGGCAAAGTAATCCTACTATCATTCCCTAGATATAAAAATGATTATATTCAACAAAGATACAATGCGGTAGTAGCTGAAAAAGAAACTATAGTTCGTGATTATAGATTTAAGATGGATGAAGACTTGCCAGATAACACTGAGGGTAATGAGTTTAGTGTAGAGTGGGAAGAAGATCATATTATTTCATACAAGATCCCTAGGGTATATGCCCTTAAAAGACCAACATGGGAAGTCAATCCAGTCAGAAAGATTGATGATTTTAAAGTAGCATTCTTTACAAACCCATTAGATGCATTGTCTAGATTTGCTTGTATGCCACCAGATGCTGTAGATGCATTCTTTAAGTCAAGAGAAAAGATTGAAAAGGCATTTAATAAAGCACACCTCGCAGTAGATAATTTTGGAAGACTAGAAGAATGGTTTATACCAGATCCAGACAAGGAATACTTTATACACGTTGACCTTGCACAGAAGCATGACCATTGTGCAGTAGCAATGGGACACGTTAATAAATGGGTAAATGTTAAAGTTACTGACACATATTCTCAACCTGCTCCAATTGTAGAAATTGATGCGGTCAGATACTGGACACCTACAGCAGATAAGTCTGTAGATTTTACCGAAGTTAAAGACTATATTCTTTCTTTGAAGACTCGTGGATTTAAGATTCGAGTATGTACCTTTGACAGATGGAACTCTCACGATATGATGCAACAACTAAAACAATACGGCATCAATACAGAGATTCTGTCTGTCGCTAAAAAACATTATGACGACATGGCTATGATCGTGGCGGAAGAAAGATTGTCTGGCCCACATATACAATTGCTTATAGATGAATTACTTCAGCTTAAGATAATGAGAGATAGGGTTGATCACCCAAGAAAAGGCTCAAAAGACTTAGCGGATGCTGTTTGTGGGGCTATTTATAATTCTATTAGTAGAACTAAGTTTGATACTAACGAAGAAATAAATATACATACATATGAATCAATGAGTTATGATAACGACTTTTATACAGATAATGATGGAGAAACTGCCTCATACAATATGATAAGGGCACCAAAAATGCCTGAAGGTTTACGAGATGCAATGGACAGGATGATGATAATATGAGTACATATCAAGAAAAAGCTAAGGAATGTAAATGCTGTGGCAAACATGTTCCGCTCCCTACGGTATTAAAAGAATATAATGGAATAATCTTATGTCCAACTACATTCTCTAATGTAATTGAATATAAGAGAATATGGAAATCTGCTGGCTACAGGCCAATGGGAAATATACGTAAACATTTTTCAGAATATGTACAGCAAATAGTAGAAGAGACCATTGACAAAAACGAAGACGGCACGTTATAATATACTTCTAAGCAACAATAGCTTAGTTGGTTAAAGCCCCGAACTCATAATTCGGTAATCGTAGGTTCAAGTCCTACTTGTTGCACAAGGAGATTCCATGGATGATGATGATAAGTTAGCAATGTATCTAGAAATGGGTGCAGTTGAGTTAGCAGGTATGGATGAACATGGAGAATTTATTTTCCAGATTACAGAAAAAGCAAAAGATATTGCTCCAGAGTTATGGGAAGCCCATCAGGAGCACGTTGATAGATCATTGGTCCAACTATATGAGGCGGGATTAATAAATGTATCTTACAATGATAATCTTGAAGCAACTATAGAAATGTCCGAAGAAGGCCACGAGATGGCTAAAGAGTTAGGCCTAGTAGAGATTAATATGCATGAGGAAGATATTCCAAACGATTAAGGGAATGCCTTCGTAGCTCAGGGGATAGAGCGAGACTCTTCTAAGGTCTGCGTCGCAGGTTCGATTCCTGCCGAGGGCACAATGCGGATGTTGCATATTGGTAGTGCCTCTGCCTTCCAAGCAGAAGGGGTGAGTTCGATTCTCATCATCCGCTCCAAAAATTTGATATAATAGTATTAGGTCGCCAATAGGGGCCTATAAAATAACTTATTCGCTTGAAGGAGGAATAAAATGGTAACAACATATACATGGGATCTTTTCAAGGATCCTTTTTTTATTGGCTTTAATCGTGAAATTGAAAGAATGACTAACGTGCACAACGCTGCATCTCGTCAGTCATATCCGCCATACGACGTATTAAAGCTAGACGAAGATACATATCTAGTATCTCTTGCAGTGGCGGGATTTGGAAAAGAAGACATCAGTCTATCTGTAGATAACGGAACACTAGTTATCTCTGGAGAAATTACTGAAGTTACAGATGCAGAAGTTTTACACAAAGGAATTGCTGCACGTAAATTCACAAGGTCTTTTGCCCTAGGAGAATACATGGAAGTATCCAGCGCATCTTTGAAGGATGGTATGCTTAATATTAATATTAATCGCCTAGTCCCAGAAGACAAAAAGCCAAAGATCATCAAGATCAAATAAATAGTATAATAGAAATCTGCACCCCGTCACTGGGGAGTCGCAGACTATTCGGGTCGCTACCCGAAGGATGGACCTGAGTATGTCCCCAAACTGCTCATTTAAATTTAAGGAGAATCATGTTCGAGTATTATGTTAAAAAGGTTACAAAGGTTGTAGACGGAGACACAATCGATGTAGAAATTGATCTGGGATTTGATATCTCTTTTAGTTCAAGAGTAAGATTGGCTGGTATTGATACACCAGAAAGTAGAACAACTGATAAGATGGAGAAGGCTTTAGGTCTTGAAGCAAAAGCTTATCTCAAGAAAGAAATCGAAGCCGCAAAATCTGTTGTTATTAAAACAGAAAAAATGGATAGTTCTGAGAAGTATGGAAGAATTTTAGGGTGGGTTTTCCTTGATGGATCAACAGTATCTTTGAATGAAAAAATGATTGCAGATGGACACGCCTGGGGATACTTGGGAGACACTAAGGTTAAAGACTTTAACGCCTTAGCAGAGAAGAGAAAAAAGAGCGGTAAGTAATGCCAGTATATGAGTACAAGTGTGGATATGATGATGCACACCCAACAATGTCAGTACATAGATCAATAACAGATAGTGATCCAGGTTACACATGTGTTGAATGTGATTCAACAATGACAAGGCATTTTACTCCGTTTGGTATACAGTTTAAAGGTACTGGCTTTTATAAAACAGATAACAATTAATTAATTTAAATATACTATTGTGCTATAATTACTAAGTAAACAAAAATATTGTTTCACTTTGGAGAGCCTTAGTTGACTAGAAAGATTAAGTACTTTTTAACCAGCCTTTTTGTAATCG